GCCTGATCCGGCCCGAGCCCGGCCGCGCACTTGCCTACATCGACTGGTCCTGTCAGGAGGTGGCCATCGCCGCCGCCCTGTCCGGCGACCAGGCACTACTCGCAGCGGTTCAGTCCGGCGACCCCTACCTCCGGTTCGCCAAGCTGGCTGGACTGGCACCGCCGGAGGCGACCAAACAGACCCACGGCCAGGTCCGCAACCTCTGCAAAACCTGCCTGCTCGGATCGAACTACGGCATGGGCGCCCGGAGCCTGGCCCAGCGGACAGGGACAAGCATGCTGGTCGCCGAGCATACGCTGCGGGCCCTGGCCCGCACCTTCCCGACGTTCTGGCGCTGGGCCGAACACGCGGTCGACGTCGGCGAGCTAGCCGGCGAGCTGCGCACCGTCTACGGCTGGCCGCTGCGCGTGACCAGCGACACCAGGCCCAACACCCTGCGCAACTTCCCCATGCAGGGCAACGCAGCCGAGATGCTCCGCCTGGCCAGCTGCCTGGCCACCGAACGGGGAATCAAGGTCTGCGCCCCCGTCCACGATGCGCTGCTGGTCGAGGCTGGCGCTGGCGAGGTCGTCCAGGTGGTCGACGCCAGCCGGGCGGCGATGGCAGAAGCCGCGAGGAAGGTACTGGCAGGGGTCGAGGTAGGCACCGACGTGACGCTGGTCCGTTGGCCGGACCGCTATGCCGACCCGCGCGGACAGGAGATGTGGCAGCGGGTGACCAAACTGCTTGCACCCCGCTGGGTCGAGGGAACCGCGACCGCCACCGGAATGGTCGAGGGAAAGGTGACAGGGGTCGCAGGGGTCGAGGGGGTGACAGGGGTCTAAGGGATAGAGGCTTAGTAACAACAAACACCGTCTCGCCTGCCGGCGCCATTTTGGAATCTAGCACCAGCTGTCAAGCAGAAGGGAGAAATCATGGACGAGCCAAGCGCCATCTCGCATCCCGTTGCCGGCGTCCCATCCGGTCTGACCGACCCTGAGCGGTTCGTGCTTGCCGACCTGGCCGTCGAGCGCGTCATGCGCGACATGGAGATCCCCGAGGACACCGCTCGGGCCCTGCTCGGCCACGCCGCCGAACACGACCGGGTAACCATCACCGGGGACCGCCAGCTCGTCGGGCTGTTCGTCGACGAACGCCCTCTCGTGCTAGTCGACCGCGCACGCCTGCGCGGCATTGTCCATCCGCAGAGCAACTAATACGCCTGGCGTAGTATTATCTCCGCATTGTCTACCGTCTAGGTATGGAATGCTCGAGGTGGGACCGTGCCCGTACTGCTCGACCAGCTGAGGGAGCAGCGGGCCACCGCCCGGACTGCCGCCGATGACGTGCTGACCCGGGCCGCCGCCGAAGGCCGCGACCCCTCGCCCGAGGAGCTGGCCACCTACCAGACCCAGGTGACGGCCGAGCGGGAAGCGGCCGACGCCCTGGAAGCCGAACGGGACCGCCAGCTCGCCGAGGTCCGGGCCATGGCCACCCGCGGCCGCGGCCAGGTCCTCACCCGGGAAGCCGCCGAGACGGCCCGGGCGTTCCGCTCGGCCATCTTCGCCAAGAGCGCGGCGCCCATTGAGGTCTACGCGACCCAGCTCGCCGACGAGTGGCCCGACGACGTACCCGAGCCCGTCTACGGCCGGTCCGGCCGGGTGCGCGTTCACCAGCGGGACCTGCTCAAGACGACCGCCACCCAGGCGCTCGGCGTGGACGTGTACGGGCGGATCGTCCAGCACATGGTGGAAACCAGCTCCGTCATGCGGGCCGGCGCGACCGTGGTCACGACCGAGACGGGCGAGGACCTGGTGGTGCCCCGCTCCACCGGGTTCGTCACCTCGGCCATCACCGCCGAGGCCGCGCAGATCACCGAGAGCGACCCGGCGCTGTCGACCGTGACCCTCAAGGCGTTCAAGTACGCCAACTACTTCGAGGTCTCCAGCGAGCTGGCCAACGATTCCCCGACCAACCTGCTGGACTTCCTGGCCCGCCAAGCGGCGCTGAGCCTGGGGCTGGGAACCGGCGGCTACGGGGACGACCTGATCAACGGGGCCGGCACGACCGAACCCAGAGGGCTGCTGCTGGACGCCGCAACCGGCGTCACCGGTCCCGCCGGCACGGGCACGACCCTCGGCACCCAGGGCACGGCCAACCAGGGCACCGACGCCCTGTGGAACCTGGTCGGATCGGTCGCCGAGCCGTACGCCGCCGACCCCTCGGCCGCGTTCATCATGCGCAACGCCAGCGACGTCACCTTGCGCAAGCTGCGGGACACGACCGGCCAGCCGGTCGCCGGCCTCGGCGCCCGCGGGACCGCCCTCGGCTACCCCGTGTACCTGGACCCGTTCATGCCGGCCATGGCCAACACCGCCGAGTCGATCGCCTTCGGGGCCATGGACCGCTACTTCGTGCGGATCGTCAACGGGGTGCGCTTCGAGCGCTCCGACGAATTCCGCTTCCAGAACGACCTGGTGGCCTTCCGCTGCATCGTCCGCCTCGACGCCGCGTTGATCGACCTGGGTGCCGTCCGGACCTTCGTGAACACGACCTGAGCGATGCGCTGGCCCTGGCAGCGGCCGCACGAGCGGGACCTGTTCCAAGTCGGGAGCATCGTCCCCGCCTCCACCTACGCCGCCGTGCCGGTCAACTCGACCACGGCCATGCAGCACAGCGCCGTCTGGGCGTGCGTCAACCTGATCGCCGGGAGCATCAGCACCCTTCCCCTGGCCAGCTACCGCGACGGCGACCGCGAAGCACTCCCCGCCCTGCCACCCATCCTCCGGGCGCCCTCGGCCGGCTGGACCCTCCCGGACTTCCTCTACGCGACCCTGCAGGCGCTGCTCATCCGAGGCAACGCCTTCGGGCTGATCGTTGACCGGGCCGGGGCTGGCCTCCTGCCGTCCCAGGTGGAGCTGCTGGCCAATGACCGCGTGCAGGTCAGCGCCAACGGCGCCGTGGAGTACCGGGTGGATGGCCAGGAGGTTGACCCGGCCAGCGTGTGGCACGTCCGCGCGTTCACCACGCCCGGCCAGGTCCTCGGCCTGTCCCCGATCACCCACGCAAGACAGGCCATCGGGCTCGGGCTGGGCGCCGAGAAGTACGCGGCCCGGTTCTTCGGCGACTCGGCCATCCCCTCCGGGGTGCTCACCTCCGAGCAGGACATCAAGCAGCCAAGGGCCGAGGAGCTGAAGGCCCGATGGCGGGAGGCGCACGCCGGCCGGCGCGATATCGCTGTCCTCGGCAACGGCGCCAAGTTCCAGGCGGTCACGATCTCGCCCGAGGAAGCCCAATTCCTCGAAACCACCCAAGCCAACGTGCGCACCATCGCCCGCTACTTCGGGGTGCAGCCGGAGCTGATCGGCGCCGACTCCGGGAACAGTCTCACCTACGCCAACGTGGAACAGCGGGCGCTGGACTTTCTCACGTTTGGCTTGAGGCCCTGGTTGGTGCGCTTGGAAGTGGCGCTGTCGGCGCTGCTGTCCTCGACCACGACCGTCAAGTTCAACGCGGCGGCGCTCGTGCGCACTGACCTGCTCACCCGCTACCAAGCCCACGAGTCGGCCATCAGGGCCGGCTGGAAACTCCGCTCCGAGGTCCGGGAGCTCGAGGACCTGCCACCCGTCCCCGGCATTGACGACCAGCCGCCACCACCAGAAGGGGCCATCGCATGATCCTCACCCGCTCCTTCACCAGCTCCCTCGCCGTGCGGGACGGCGGAGACGGCCGCACCCTCCACGGTCCCCTCCTTCCCTGGGGGATCGAAGCCCAGGTGGTCGACGCCGGCCGCCTCGTCACCGAGACGTTCACCCGCGGCGCCCTGGTCGGCACCGACCCGGGCAAGGTGCCCTTGACCGCCACCCACCCGAGGGACGCCGGCACCCTGCCCATCGGCGTGACGATCGAGATCGAGGACCGTTCCGACGCCGCCTACGGCTCCTGGCGCGTGTCGGACACCCTGCTCGGGAACGAGGTCCTGGCCCTCGCCCGAGACGGGGTGCCCCTCGGCCTGTCGGTAGGGTTCGCCGAGATCCCCGGCGGGAGCCGCTGGTCATCCGACCGCCGCCGGGTGACGCGGACCAGGGCCGCCCTCGACCACGTCGCCGTGGTCCGGGTACCGGCCTACGCCGGGGCCGGGGTCGTGGGCGTGCGCGAGGGGTCCGCGCGCCCCACTCCGGTTCTCCTCACCCTGCTACGCCGCCATGCGTAAGAACA